TTTTATATGTATCACCTTTTTTATTTGTAAATTCTATTACTTGATTTTTACCGATTAATGATTTTCTTACTACAAATCTTTTTGACTTTAATACATTCATAATTTTATATTTATTTATTTAACTTTATTTTCATTTATATTATCGAGAGTACATCGTTTTTATTTTGTAAAAGTAGTATAATTATTTATTTATTATTTTACTTGTGTATACATTGCGCGACTTTTCTCATTGTGTAATTTATTTTTGTTTTTCTTTTTACATTAATATTATCGAAATGTAATCGTATTTATTTTGTAACATTTTGTAAATAGTTGTGTAAAATTATATTAAAATGTAAAAAATTTTATAAAAATAAAATATGGAAAGGGCCCGGTGGGCCTAGCAAAACGCGTTTTGTACAGAGTGGATACGGTGTAGTGCAGGGGGGCTACGCTATACCCCAATATTTGTAATACCAAAAATGTGGACATAAGCCTGTTATAGTAGTCTTAGTAAGGGCCTATTGTCCACTTTTTAAATATTCATTTTACTATGTAATTATATCTACTATGAAATCATCACCATTAACACTAACAAAACAAAAGCTGAGTAAGAAAGCAAAAGCTGCAAAAGCTAAACGTGATCTTGAACGTGCTAAACGTAAAGACCGTAAAGACAAAAAAGCAGAGAACCAGCGTGAAAGACGAGCTGCTATCAAAGCTGGTAAAAATATTAGTGGAAAAGACTACGATCACAAAGACAGGAGATTTAAGTCTATCAAGGCTAACAGAGGTAATGATGGAAAAGGAACTAAAAAAGAAAAAAGAAAATAGGGAGACACCCTAAACCAAGTCGAATATTAACCAAATAAAAACCAAAAAAAAATGACTTATTTATATTACAAAACAAGTACGGCAACGTACGGCCAAAAACCAAGTGAAAAAACTATAGAGCAATGGACTCATCTTGCAGATAAGAAAAACTGGAGGATTACCCAATTACCTAATGGATATTTTCAAACAGAATGCAAACATGTAGAAGAAAATACATGGCATGATGTTACTAGGCGTGAAACTATAGAAGGTGCTGAGAACGCAATAGATGGTAGCATCGATCATTTCCAAAAGAAGATCGAAGCAGCAGCAGGACCTAAAGTAGTTAAAACATTCAAATAGTGAATACATTAAAAAAAATCGGGTTTATAGCTTTAGGATGGATTAGTATAATAACAACTATAATACTTTACTATATAGCTATAGCGCCTTTGTTTTTATTGTTTAAATAATTAAATTAAATTAAATTAAATGGAATATAATCACCCTAGTGAGTTGATTAAAGAGTTAAACTTTGGTCAGCAAGCTAAAGACAAAATAATAGCAGGAGTTGACAAGCTTGCACAAGCTGTTAAGTCAACCCTTGGCGCTTCTGGGAAATGTGTGATCTATGAAGATGCACGTGGCAACCCGGTCATTACAAAAGACGGAGTAACAGTAGCTGAATCTGTTGTCTTATATGACCCGGTTGAAAACCTAGGTGCTACGCTTATTAAGCAAGCAGCGCAAAATACAGTGAAAGAAGCAGGTGACGGTACTACAACAGCTACCGTCCTTGCTGAAGCACTAATAAAAGAAGTAAATAAAGAAGAGTATAAAGATATTTCTATAAGAGATATTAAAAACGGTATAAACTCTGCTTTTGACAGGGTTACAAATTACTTATCTGACAAGGCGATTGATGTAAAAGGCGGTATGTTAGAAGATGTAAGTAGCATAAGTTGTAATAATGACCGTGATTTAGGTATAATTATAGCAGAAGCTTACGAAAAAGTAGGTGAAGATGGTGTAGTTTTTATGGAAACATCAGAAACAGAGCAAACTTATGCTGATATTGTTGATGGTGTGCAGTTTGATTGTGGTATAACATCACCACATTTTGTTACAGACACTGAAAAACATGAAGCTGTGCTTGAAGAACCACTAGTTTTGATAGTAGGTAGCGAAATACCTAACATACGTAAGATACAGCCTATACTAGAACACGTTATAAAGAACAAAAAAGAGCTACTTATAGTGGCGCAAGTTGAACAACAGCTAAAATCAGCCCTTATGATGAACAAAGTTAAGGGTAATATTAAGGTAAATATCATTGATTTACCAGGTTTTGGCCCAACTAAGCAAGATACAGTGCAAGATTTAGCGTTTTTAACCGGTGCAACGGTAATAAATGAAGAATTAGGTGACGATATGGATCTTATTACTGTTGATTGTCTTGGAAAAGCTAAAAAAGCTGTTACAAACGATAAAAATACTGTAATTACTACTATAGATTTAGGTGTAGATTTACAAGATCGCATCGAAAATGTTAAAAAAGTAATAAAAAGCGAAAAAAACCCGTTTTTAAAGAAAAAACACCAAGATCGTTTGGCTATGCTGTCAGGTAAAGTAGGGGTTGTTAAGGTAGGTGCAGTATCTAAAGTAGAATTAAAGGAAAAGAAAGATAGAGTTGAAGATGCTATTTACGCTACTAAAGCCGCTTTGAAAGAAGGTATAGTACCAGGTGGTGGTATTGCGCTATTAAACGCAGCTCAAGAGCTAACACCTAATAACGACACTGAAAAAATACTGCTTAATGCTATAAAAGCACCATATAACACTATATTAGATAATGCTGGCATATTAGAAGTAGCAGAACCTACAGGTGGTGAAGGTATAAACGTAAATAACGGTGCAAAAACTGATATGATACAAGAAGGTATTATAGACCCAGTACTTGTTACTAAGTCAGCACTTAAAAATGCGGTAAGTGTTGTAACTACTATTATATCCGCTGATTGTATAATTTCAAATATGAGAGGAGATGCGAGCAGTCAATAATTATATAATAGTGGAAAAAATAAAACAAGGGCCAAAGAAAGTTGGTGGGCTTATATTAACTGAAGACGTAGATGCGGACAATAGGTATATAAAGGCCAAAGTAATATCAACTGGTAATCTTGTAGAAGGTATAAACGAAAAAGACATCGTTTATTATGACAAACATGCTGGACATGGTGTTCAGTACAAAGAAACTCTTTACCACGTAATCCGATCAATGGATGTGGTATTGATAGATTAGACACAAACCAAAAACCTTAAATCTTAAACCTAAAATCGTAAATTAACCTAATTAATTAAAAAAAACAAAATTATGGCAAGACAAGTTTATAACAAAACGGAAAACTACCTTTACTTTGCTAAAACAGGAGTTGTAGTAGATGCAGCTTCAGAAGCTGTTATGCTTCCTGCTTCAGCATATTTAGGTTGTAATCCAACGTCAGCAACAAATACAGACTTTATGTTTGAAGATGTTGTTGGAACGGCTACAGCTACAGTTATTAGTTTAACTCATGCTAGTGGTAAAAACAAAGAGGTAATTGATGCTATGGTGTCAATATTAAACTCTTATAACGGTGCTGGTGAATTAATTGTTGTAGCAGATGGTGAAGCTGATACTGCTTTAATTACAGGAGCAGCTAACAAATCAACTGTATTTCACAAAGCATTTAATGGTAACGTAACTGCATGTGCAGCTATTGCTTAATTATTAATTTAAAAAAAGAAAATTAAAATGGAAAATTACATTTATTTCTCAGATGGTGATGGAGCAGATGCAACTGGAGACGCAGGTATGTGGCCAGCTTCTAATTTTATAGGAGTTACACCTTTGAGTACAACAACAACTGGAGTTTATTTTGCTGGTCAAACTGGAGTAGGTGACGCACCTGATCTAATTACTTTGACACATGCTGATGAAACGACAACAACAGGACACCACTGTCAAACTATAGCTAAAGCTTTAGCTAAGCTTTTAAACGCTGGACCACATGCTGGTGGTTCTACTTTAACTGCTGTAGATCTTACTAATAGTGTTTACGCTGAAGGTTTGACAGGTATTACTGGAGTAGCAATTACTATTGATTCGTAGTAGTTGAGATTAACCGCGCAAGATTTGCGTGAAATGAATATCCTTAAGTATTACAGGCTCACGCGCAAGTGGGCTTGTAAGACTTACGGGATATTAGACGCAGACTTAGAACTTTTATTTTATTTAGATTGTGAAGGAAGATTCACACGAAAAGATTTCATGGACGGAGCATATACATTTTCTTGGGATAAAGCAAGGTGGGACAGGCTTAGACAAGATGGTTGGATAGATGTGTGGAGACATAGAAATCGTACTACTATAAAGTATAGTGTGTATAAAACATCATATAGATGTAAACAATTAATAAATAGAATATATCGTATACTATTAGGCGAAGAAGACATGCCTACATCAGAGCGAAGCATATTCTACAATAACAAATCATATACAGATAAAGTTTACAACAAAGCTATAGATGATATGATAAAAGATAAAAATAGATAATATGCCAGGATCAGAAAGACAAAACAATATGTTTAAGCCATCACCTATATCTGCTTTTAAGCAGAAAGGTAATCCTCTTAAAGTTACTAGTTGTGGTAGACGTAGAAATACAAGTTCACCATTAAATAAACTAAGAAAAACTACAAAAGGTAAAGGTAGGCATTTTCTTTCAGCTGAAGAAGGTGCAGGTATGACAGCTGCGGGTAGAAGAGCTTACAACAGAGAAACAGGTGGTAATTTAAAAGCACCACAACCAGGTGGTGGTAAACGTAAAAAATCATATTGTGCTAGATCTGCTGGGCAAATGAAGATGCATAATATAAATTGCAGTAAGACACCTAAAAAAAGAATATGTGCTGCTAGGCGCAGATGGAAATGCTAAATTACGATAAGTAAGTGTAACTATATAACTAATAAATTAAAAATAAAAATTATGCCACAAGGAAAAGGAACATACGGGTCAAAAAAAGGTAGACCACCTAAAAAAGATAGTAAAAAACGATCTACAATGAAGATGATGAAAAAGTCTGTCACTAAAATGAGAAAAAAATGATGGATTTTAAAAGTGCGTTTAAAAAGAAAAAAATGAAAAACCCTTGTTGGAAAGGTTACGTTGCGTATGGTACTAAAAAGAAAGGCGGAAAAACAGTGCCTAATTGCGTACGTAAAAAGAAAAAATAATGGGATTTAAACTAGGTAAACAAAGAGAAGCTATTGCACATCAAGGCAACTTAAAAAAGAAATTAAGTTTTAAAGCTAATGATGCTTCTATACCTGGTAATCCTGTTATAAGAAAAAAATTAGATGAAGGTATATTAGGTGAAGCTAATATGGATGGTAGTATATTTATAAGCGATAAAGTACAACCTAATAGCCCAATGGAAAAACAAGTGTTACTACATGAGATGAGGCATGCTACAGACATGAAGCTTGGTAAATTATCTTACGGTGATGACTTTGTAAAATACGATGGCGTAACATACCCAAGAGAAACTATTAATGGTAAAGACATGATTAAAGTTGATGGACAATGGAAAGAAGCTGGTGAAGATAACTTTCCTTGGGAAAAACAAGCAAATATATGAGTATATTAAGTAAAGTGTTTTCAGCAGGTGCTGGTGAGTTAATAAATAAAGTTGGTGGCGTAATAGATAATTTGCATACATCAGCTGAAGAAAAGGCAGCTGCAGAAAAACAAATAAAAGATATGATATTAGGTTATGAAGCTGAGATGCAGAAACAAGTAACTGAAAGATGGAAGTTAGACATGAACTCAGACTCGTGGCTAAGTAAAAATATAAGACCGTTAGTATTAATATTTTTAGTAGTATGCACAATGTTACTTATATTTATAGATGCGGGTAAAATAAATTTCAATGTAAAAGATTCTTATGTAGATCTTTTACAATTAGTATTAATAACTGTGATCGGTGCTTACTTTGGCGGTAGATCACTAGAAAAAGTAAAAAAATAAATGGCAAATTCAACAGAAGTAAATTATGGCTTTGGCCAAATGGGTAGCATACATGCTGCTGGTACTGAAGCTATAACTATAATAGGTGGTCTTGATTCAGACGGTACACCTGCTGGTAACACTAACAGAACAACAAAAGTTTTTGTAGCAATAACATTTTTAGAAGACACGGTGTTTGCTAGTGATTCTGATGGCTTAAGACCCGAACAATCTCAAAACTTTCCTAGTTCATCAGGAACCTCTACAGACATTGACGCCGATGGTGGTGATGTTACAAACGGTGAAACATTTCCAAAAGGCGTTACTATATATGGAAGGTGGACAACTTTTAAATTAGCATCTGGTAGAGTAATAGCTTACGTAGGTTACTAATGTTAGGGTTAGGAAATAGCGTTTCAGGATCTAGTTATGTGTCTATGGACTTAAAAGATGCAACTACTGATTTAGAATTATGGCTTAAAAACGGTGTAGGTGTAACAGCTGCTAAATGGGATGATTCATCTGGTAACAATAATCATGCAACACAGGCTACTGAAATAAATCAAGCTACAGTATCTAATGGTGGTTTAGATTTTGAAGAAACTAATTCTGCACACTATGATTTAACGAGCACAATAACAATAGCTGAAAACCAAGGTTTTTGTATGGCAGTAGTTGTAGATCAAGAATCAGCTAGTGACAATACCATATTAAGTAAAGATTCAAACGATCAAATTAGAATTGCTGACCAAAACACTTTTACAATTGTTACAAATGATCCTACTCAAACAACAACTAGTATGAAGTTCACTGATGGCGCTGTACTTGCTGCTGGTCCTAAAATGTTAATACTAGTAAATAGAAGTGCTGGTGTTAGTAACAGATTTACATTTTTTAAAAATGGTACACAACTAACATTTGATACAGACACTTCGTCTAATGAAGCTGAAGGTGAAAACCCTTTTGGTTTTGATATAAATGTATTAGGAAGTAGAGCTGGTACATCACAATTTTTTGACGGTAAAATATTAGAACTAGCATTTTGGAGTAAAAGATTAAGTACGCAAGAAATAGCTGACGTGAACAGCTACTTACAAGGAATTCACGGATTATAAATTAACTTAAATTAAATAAAATGGCAAAAAAAGAAAAAGCAACAAATATAACAAAAGAACAATTAGAAAAAATACAATCAATTGTTTCAAATATAAATCAATTTAATCTAGAAATAGGTAGAATTGAAACTAGAAAACACGCTATATTACATCAAGCTACTGTAACTCAAGAGGCTTTAAACGCTATGCAAGATGAGCTAAAAGAAGAGTATGGTACTGTAAATGTTAATATAGAAACTGGTGAGATAAAGTACCAAGACGATGTCGAAGCTAATAAGGAAGATTAGTATCGGTAAAGATTATAAAAATGACGCTATGCACTATGCTGTTGGGCAAGAAGTGTATGGTGGTCATACTATATGTGATATACTAGAGGAAGAAGATAAGTACAGTGTTTATATTAGAAAAGGTAAAGATGTTTTACCTTGGAAAGATTTTAATAAAAATATGGCTGTATCTGTAGAATACAACTTACAGTATTAATGAAAGCGGTTTACAACTTTGTTGTACAACCTGTAAAATCAAGATACAACAACACAAAAGATATAGGTGGTAAAGAACTGATAGTAAACACTGAAATATTTAATCATCAATATGTTAGCAGAGAAGCTATAGTAAAAGCAATACCAACTGTAGGTGAAACAGATATTAAAGTTGGTGATACTGTAATTGTACATCATAATGTTTTTAGAAGATGGCACAACCAACACGGTATAGAAAAAAACAGTAGAGCTTATATTGATGAAGACACTTATCTAGTACAACCAGATCAAATATTTTTATACAAGCCAAAAGCTATATTTAGTTATCACAATAGAAAATGGCAAGCAATTAAAGGTTATTGTTTTGTTGCGCCTATAAAATCAACAGATAAATTAAGTTCAGACAAAGAACAGCCTTTAATGGGTGTTGTTAAATATACTGACGGTACGGTTAACGAAGGTGATTTAATAGGGTTTAGACCAAGCTCAGAATATGAGTTTATTATAGACGGTAAAAAGTTATATAGACTACTATCAAAATTTATTACAATTAAATATGAATATCAAGGAGACGAAGAAGAATATAATCCAGGCTGGGCAGAAAGCAGTTGATGAATTAATCAAAGTTGCTAAAGAGCCAATTGTAGACTCTGATGATGATATATCTGCTGATAGATTAAAAAATGCTGCTGCTACAAAAAAGCTAGCAATATTTGATGCGTTTGAAATATTAAACAGGATCCAAGAAGAAGAAAATTTATTAGAAGGTAAAGAACCTGAAGATAAAGTAAAAGTATTTAAAGGATTTGCTGAAGGTAGGTCAAAGTAATGTACGAACAAAATTTAGTTAGTGTAGTTGAGCCAGTTAAGATTAATACAATTAAAAGGCTTAATAAAAGTAAAAAATGGGAATATGGATATAATAAAGAACACGATATTGTCGTTATATCAAAAACTGGTAAAATCGGTAAAATACTTGAGATACAAAATCTGCGAATCGCGCTGCCAAAAGAACCAGTGCAAGTGTTCTCTAATGAGCTAAAAAAGTGGCAACAATTTGAATACCCAAAAGAACTAGCAAGACTTAAAAATATATTTGACTGGAGAACATACCCTGAAGAAAAGAAAGCGCAGTGGTATGATTATATAGACGAAGAGTTTAAAAGACGTGAAGAAGGTTTCTGGTTTAATAACAACGGTACACCAACATACATAACAGGTACACACTATATGTACTTGCAATGGAGTAAAATAGATGTAGGTGCGCCTGATTTTAGAGAAGCAAATCGACTATTTTTTATATTCTGGGAAGCTTGTAAAGCCGACAAAAGATGTTACGGGATGTGCTACCTTAAAAATCGTAGGTCTGGATTTTCTTTCATGTCTTCAGCAGAAACAGTTAACCAAGCTACATTAGCAAGTGATAGTAGATTTGGTATACTCTCTAAAACAGGTGCAGATGCTAAAAAAATGTTTACAGATAAAGTTGTCCCAATTAGTATTAACTACCCGTTCTTTTTCAAACCGATTCAGGACGGTATGGATAGACCTAAGTCTGAGCTTGCTTATAGGGTTCCTGCAAGTAAATTCACGCGTAAAAAGATTACTGCAAACGAACAGCAGGAAGACTTGGTTGGACTTGATACTACTATTGACTGGAAAAATACAGGCGATAACAGTTATGACGGAGAAAAACTTGCTCTGTTAGTGCACGATGAAAGCGGTAAATGGGAAAGACCCGATAATATATTAAATAACTGGAGAGTTACAAAAACATGTTTACGATTAGGTAGTAGGATTATAGGTAAATGTATGATGGGCTCGACATCAAACTCATTAGATAAAGGTGGAGAAAACTTCAAAAGATTATATAGCGCATCCGACGTCACTAAGCGAAACAGAAATGGACAGACAGCGTCTGGTTTATATTCTCTTTTTATCCCAATGGAGTGGAACTACGAAGGATTTATTGATGAGCACGGAAGCCCAGTCTTCAATACTCCGAGTGATGACGTCTTTGACCCCCATGGAGAGTTAATAGATGTAGGTGTAATAGACCACTGGCAAAATGAAGCTGATGGTTTAAAAGGAGATCAAGACGCACTAAATGAATTTTACCGTCAGTTTCCAAGAACTGAAGAACACGCGTTTAGAGATGAGACTAAAAACAGTATATTTAACTTAGTAAAAATATACGAACAAATAGACTACAATGAAGAAATGTCAAGAACATTAGGTATTTCAACAGGTAGTTTTCAGTGGGTTAACGGTGTAAAAGATACAAGTGTTATATTTTATCCAGATCCACAAGGTAGGTTTAAAGTAAGTTGGGTGCCACCAACACATATACAAAATAAAATTGTAATTAAAAATGGTATAAAATATCCTGGCAACGAACATATGGGCGCTTTTGGTTGTGACTCATATGATATATCAGGAACTGTAGATGGTAAAGGCTCTAAAGGTGCTTTACACGGTTTAACTAAGTTTAGCATGGAAGATGCTCCAGCTAATACATTTTTCTTAGAGTATATAGCAAGACCTCAGACCGCAGAGATGTTTTTTGAAGACGTTCTAATGGCTTTAGTATTTTATGGCATGCCTTTACTTGCAGAAAATAACAAACCTCGTCTATTGTATTATTTAAGAAGACGTGGTTATAGAGGTTTTAGTATGAATAGGCCTGACAAAGTTTGGAATAAATTATCAACTGCAGAAAAAGAAATAGGTGGTATACCAAACTCAAGCGAAGATATAAAACAAGCACATGCCGCGGCTATTGAAATGTACATACAGAATCACGTAGGTATGAACGCTGAAGGTCAATTTGGTAGTTGTTATTTTAACGAGTTGTTAAACGACTGGGCTAAATTTGATATAAACAAAAGAACAAAACATGATGCATCTATTAGTTCTGGTCTTGCAATAATGGCTTGTAATAGGCATTTGTATAGACCAAACGCTATAGTAGAAAAACCAAAACTAAATATAAGTATTGCTAAATATTCAAATAAAGGTAATATGTCAAAAATAATTAAAAAATAAATATGGCTATAAGAAGTTATTTCCCATCTCAAGTTGTAAGTGATGTTGAAAAAATGAGTTACGACTATGGTTTAAAAGTAGCTAAAGCTATTGAAGCTGAGTGGTTTCATACTGAGCGAGGTACTAATAGATATAAAACAAACCACAACAACTTTCATAACCTTAGATTATACGCAAGAGGTGAACAATCAATACAAAAATATAAAGATGAATTATCTATAAATGGTGATTTATCTTATTTAAATTTAGACTGGAAACCAGTACCTATTATACCTAAGTTTGTAGATATAGTCGTAAACGGTATTGCAGAAAGAACTTACGATATAAAAGCATATTCACAAGACCCGTATGGTGTAGAAAAGCGTACACAGTATATGGAGTCTATATTAAAAGATATGAGAACTCAAGAGTTGGCTGATTTTAGCAAACAAGCTTTTAATATAGACTTATACGAAAACAAAAAAGACGAATTACCGCAAACAGAAGAAGAATTAAAACTTCACATGCAAATTACTTATAAACAAGCTGTAGAGTTAGCTGAAGAGCAAGCTTTAAATGTTTTGTTTGAAGGTAGTAACTACGAGTTAATTAAAAAGCGTTTCTATTATGACTTAACTGTTTTAGGTATTGGTGCTGTAAAAACTACTTTTAACACGTCTGAAGGTGTTGTAGTTGAATATGTTGATCCTGCAGACTTAGTATATTCATATACTGAATCGCCATATTTTGATGATATATATTACGTTGGTGAAGTAAAAAATATACCTATTAACGAACTTGTAAAACAATTTCCACATTTAGACCACGAAGAACTTGATAGCATAATTAAAAGCAAAAGCTATCAACAAGCTAATTATCATAATAACGCTTATAATTCTAAAGAAGAAGATAATAATAAAGTTCAAGTTTTATATTTTAATTATAAAACATATATGAACGAAGTTTATAAAGTAAAAGAAACTGGTACTGGTGCTGAAAAAATATTAGAAAAAGATGATACTTTTAATCCGCCAGAAGACTCTGATAATTTTAGCAAATTACATAGATCTGTAGAATGTTTATATGATGGTGCTATGATATTAGGTACGGAAAAATTGCTTAAATGGGAAATGGCTAAAAACATGTTAAGGCCTAAAAGCGATTTTACTAAAGTTAAAATGAATTATAGTATAGTTGCTCCACGTATATACAAAGGTCGTATAGAATCATTAGTACAACGTATCACTGGTTTTGCAGACATGATACAACTTACTCATTTAAAATTACAGCAAGTATTATCTCGCATGGTACCAGACGGTGTGTATCTTGATGCTGATGGTCTTGCTGAAATAGATTTAGGTAACGGAACAAACTATAATCCACAAGAAGCTTTAAACATGTTTTTTCAAACAGGTAGTGTTATTGGTAGATCGTTTACAAGTGAAGGCGATATGAACCCAGGTAAAGTACCAATACAAGAGATAACAAGTGGTAGTGGTGGTAATAAAATGCAAGCTTTAATTGGTACATATAATTATTATTTACAAATGATAAGAGATACTACCGGTCTTAACGAGGCTAGAGACGGTAGTACGCCAGATAAAAACGCTTTAGTTGGTGTGCAGAAATTAGCTGCTGCTAATTCTAATACAGCAACAAGACATATATTACAAGCTGGATTATATCTAACTGCAAATACAGCTGAGTGTTTATCGCTTAGAATATCAGACATATTAGAATACTCACCAACAGCTGACGCATTTATACAAGCTATAGGAGTGCATAACGTTGCTACATTAGAAGAAATATCAGAATTATATCTATATGATTTTGGTATATTTATAGAGTTACAACCTGATGAAGAAGAAAAAGCAATGCTTGAAAATAATATTCAAGTTGCTTTAGCGCAGCAAAATATAGAGCTTGAAGATGCTATTGATTTAAGAGAAATAAAAAATATAAAGTTAGCTAATCAATTATTAAAAATACGCAGAAAGCAAAAACAAGATAGAGATAGAGCTTTGCAACTTGAAAATATACAAGCTCAGTCACAAGCTAATCAACAATCTGCGCAAGCGGCTGCTCAAGTTGATTTGCAAAAGAAACAAGCTGAAGCTCAAACTGATATGCAATTAGAACAAATGAGAGCTCAATTAGACGCACAAAAACAAGCTCAAGAAGTTCAGTACAAAAAAGAGTTAATGCAGCTAGAGTTTCAAATGAATATGCAGTTGAAAAATATGGAAGTTGAAGGGTATAAAGCAAGAGAAAAAGAAAAAGAAGATCGTAAAGACGAAAGAACAAGAATACAAGCTACACAACAAAGTGAGCTTATAGATCAAAGAAAAGGTGAAAAATCACCTAAAAACTTTGAGTCCGCAGGTAATGATATACTAGGAGGCGGATTTAATTTAGGCGGATTTGAACCTAGATAAAAATTATTAATTATTATTATATTATATTATGGCAAAAAAGAAAAAAGAAGAAGTAGTCGAAAAGGCTGCTGAAGACAACGTTGTAAAAGTTGATCTTAAAAAACAAAACAAACAAGAAGATGACAATGTCATCAAAGTAGATTTAACTAAAAAACCAGAAACAGATGCCGTTCCAGAGCAAAGCACAGATGAGGTTCCTGTACGCGACGAATCCGAAGCTAGCGAAAAAGTGGTCGAAGAAATCGTCGAAGAAACAAATGAAGAACCTGCCGGAGAAAAAGTCTCCAACGCAGTTCAAGATGAAACACCCACTCTTGAGGAAATAACAGAAGAAGAAGTTCAAGAGCAAACTGAAGAGTTAGCAGGAGAAGTAGCAGAAGCTATAGAAGAAGCTCAAGAAACTGGTAAAGCAATACCTGAAAATTTACAAAAAGTTGTAGATTTTATGGAAGAAACTGGTGGTACACTAGAAGATTACGTACGTCTTAATCAAGACTATTCTAGTTACGACGACATGACAATATTAAGAGAGTATTACAAACAAACTAAAAAACATCTTACTGATGATGAAATAACTTTCTTAATTGAAGACTCATTTTCTTATGATGAAGAAGAAGACGACGATAGAGAAATAAGAAAAAAGAAAATAGCGTTGAAAGAGCAAGTTGCTAACGCTAAAAGCCACTTGGACGGGCAAAAGTCCAGATACTATGAAGAAGTTAAAGCTGGTTCAAAGCTCACGAGTGAGCAACAGAAAGCAATTAACTTTTTTAATAGGTACAACAAAGAAAGCGAAGAGAACAAAAAAATAGCGGACAAACAAACTAATACTTTTAAATTAAAAACACAACAAGTTTTTAACGATAAATTCAAAGGTTTTGAATATAACGTCGGTGATAAAAAATATCGGTTTAACGTGAAGAACGCTGCAGAGATAAAAGAAACTCAAAGCGACATTAATAATTTTGTCAAGAAGTTCTTGAATGAAAATAATGAAATGTCAGATGCTAAAGGTTATCACAAATCTCTATACACAGCAATGAATCCCGATGCTATTGCTAAGCACTTTTATGAGCAAGGTAAAGCTGATGCTATGAAAGAAAGTGTTGCTAAGGCCAAAAATATAAACATGGACCCAAGGCAAGCATTTTCAAACGATAACACAAGCGGCCCTAAAGTTAGAGTGCTTAACGATGATACTTCTCCTACTTTTAAGTTTAAAATTAAAAATAAATAAATAACTAATTTAAAATTACAAAATTATGTCAATTACAGGAGGAAGTTTGTTAAACAGTGTTCCTAGTGCTATTAAGCAAACACTACAAACAAACTATTTAGATCTTGCGTCTACAGCTGGTGCTGGTTGGGCGCAACAATATGTACCAGACTTGATGGAAAAAGAAGCTGAAGTTTTCGGACCGAGAACTATTTCAGGTTTTTTATCTCAAGTAGGTGCAGAAGAGGCTATGACAGCTGATCAAGTTGTTTGGTCTGAGCAAGGTAGATTACATTTATCATACACTGGTCAAATTACTGATGGTGACGCTGGTACAGTAGCTGGTGGTCAAATTACATTAGCTAAAGATATTGATGGTTTAGCTTTATCTGGCAACAATCATGGTATTAGAGTTAATGATTTAGTTATCGTTGCTTCTAGTGAAGGTGTTGAAAAATGTATAGTTACTAAAACTAATGTTGGTTCATCGTACGTTATTGAAGTTGCTCCTTATGGAAAAGCAAACTTAAATGTTACGTTTACTGATAACCAAGGCGCTAACTCTGTTACTGTATTTGTTTACGGTTCTGAGTTTAGAAAAGGTGATAATTACCAAGGATCTGACACTAGACAAGCTAACACACCACAGTTTAAGTCTTTTACTAACAAGCCAATTATCATGAAAGATTACTACGAAGTATCAGGATCTGACGCTTCAAGAATTGGTTGGGTAGAAGTATCTGCTGAAAACGGACAATCAGGTTACTTATGGTACCTAAAAGCTGAAGCTGATACAAGAGCTCGTTTTACTGATTACATTGAAATGGCTATGCTTGAGTCTAAACCAGGTGGTGATTCAGCTGATCAAATGGCAGGTACTATTATTGATGGTGACGACTTAGTTGATAACTATTTAGAAGGCGGTGGTGTTACTGATGGCGCAAACCACGGTACACAAGGTCTTTTCGATGCTATCGAAAGAAGAGGTAATGTAACTTCAGGTGTAACTGGAGTTAACGCTGCTACTGATTTAGCTGAGTTTGATGCAATACTTGCTGAGTTTGACAAGCAAGGTGCTATTGAAGAGTACATGATGTTTGTTAACAGATCAACTAGCTTAGCTATTGACGATATGTTAGCTTCTATGAACTCTTACGGAGCTGGTGGTACTTCTTACGGAGTATTTAACAATTCTGAAGACATGGCGTTAAATTTAGGTTTTTCTGGTTTCAGAAGAGGTTCTTATGACTTTTACAAATCTGACTTCAGATACTTAAATGACAAAGCTACAAGAGGTGGTATTAATACTGCTGCTGGTTCTAACGCGCTTAGAGGAGTTATGATTCCTGCTGGTACTTCTTCAGTTTATGATCAAACTGTTGGTGCAAGTATGAAGAGACCTTTCTTACACGTAAGATATAGAGCTTCACAAACTGATGACAGAAGAATGAAAACTTGGGTTACTGGTTCTGTTGGTGCTGCTACGTCTGCTTTAGATGCAATGCAATTACACTTCTTAACTGAAAGATGTTTAATTACTCAAGGTGCTAACAACTTCATGTTAATGAAATAAGCACTTATTATTTTAAGGATCGAGGCTTCGGCCTCGACCCTTTCTTTTTATTAATTTTATTATATATTATATTATGGCAAAAAAACAAAAAACACAAGAGGTAGAGGTACCTGTTGTTGAAACACCAGTTGTTGAAACACCAAAACCTAAAAAAGTTGAACCTAAAAAACCAACTTGGGAAATAAAACCAAGAACATATTTTTTAAAAAACGAAAGACCTTTATCACGCACAATAAGATCTGCTAATATATATTGGTTTGATGAAGAAAAAGGTTATGAAAGAGAATTAAAATACTGTCAAAATCAAAAAACTTGTTTTGTTGATGAAATGAAAGGTGACCAAAGATTAGATCACATTATATTTAGAAACGGTGTTTTATATGTAGAAAAAGAAAAAACAGTTTTGCAAAAAATGTTATCACTATATCACCCAGATAATGGTAAGTTATTTTATGAGCACAAGCCTGAAGAAAGAGCTCAAGACCAGTTAGAATTACTAGAACTACAAGCAGACGCTATATTAGCGGCTAGGGATATGGACGTAGATATGGCAGAGGCTATTATGCGTGTAGAGAAAGGTTCGGCGGTTGATAGAATGAGTTCTAAGGAACTTAAAAGAGATTTACTAGTATTTGCTAGAAATAATCCTGATTTGTTCTTAGAGTTAGCTACTGATGACAATGTTCAACTTAGAAACTTTGGTATTAAAGCAACAGAGCTTGGGATTATAAATTTAAGTTCTGATCAAAGAAACTTTGTGTGGGGTTCTAACCAAAGACCTATAATGACAGTTCCTTTTGACGAGCATCCATATACTGCTTTAGCGCATTGGTTTAAAACTGATGAAGGTATGGAAATATATGCAAATATAGAAAAAAGATTAAAATAATCAAACCGTAGGAGCGGTCGCTCTACGGGGCGATCGCAAACTACAATAAAAAAAATATGGATTACGGCATAAATATAGATACAGTATATCAAAAAGTGCTAGCAATAGCTAATAAAGAACAAAGAGGATATATAACTCCTCAAGAATTTAATTTATTTGCTGACCAAGCTCAACTACAAATATTTGAACAATATTTTTTTGATATAAATCAATTTAACAGAGTACCTGGAAATCAAACAGAATATTCAGATCCGCTTGATATATTAGATGAAAAAATTAGTTTATTTAAAAAGAAAACTACTATAACTCATTTAGGAAATCATCTTTACCAAGTTCCAAGCAATTCTTATAAAATATCTACTTTGTCTTTGGCTGATGGTACAGAGATACAAGAAATAAGTTCTAAAGAATTGCTTTCTGTACAAAATTCTTTATTGTTAAAACCAAGACTTAATCAACCAGTTTATATTAGATATGAGCGAAACGCAGGTGATTACGTAATTGAAGCTTTTCCAAAAGAAATGTCTAATACAATAATAGCAGATTATATAAAAAAACCTTCAAAACCTAACTGGAGTTATGTTGTAGTAAATGAACAGGCGTTATATGACTCTACATATGCTGTTGATTTTGAATTACATCCTTCAGAAGAAGGTAATTTAGTTTTTAAAATATTACAATTAGCTGGTATAACTATGGATCCTACATTATACCAAATAGCAGCTCAAGAAGAAATAAAAGAAATACAACAACAAAAGCAATAATAAATGGGATTATTAGACAAAACACAAAAACAATATTACGAAAGCCCTAATAATTATGGTAACTATCAATTCGTAAGTTTAGAAGATATTATAAATCAATTTATGTTTGTTTATGTTGGCGAGGATAAATTAATAACAAAAGTAAAAAAATTAGATGTAAGGTTTCACGGTATGAGAGCTTTACAACAATTATCTTTTGATACGTTAAAATCTATAAAGTCTCAAGAAATAGTTGTACCACCTTCTTTAACAATGCCTTTACCTCATGACTATGTTAACTATGTAAAATTAGTTTCTATAGATAACTCTGGTATAGAACACGTGTTAATGCCTACAAGTAAAACTTCTAATCCGCAAAAAATAGATCAAAGTAGTGACGGCTCTTATATATTTCAATCAGATGAAAATTTAGTAATAAATGGCGACTTTGCCTCGTTGTTGCAAGATTCACCTTGGAATTACAGTACTGTAAAAAGTAATCATGTTGATTTAAGTGGTAACACTGTGCCAGATAAAATAGAAGTTGCTAGTGGTAAGCTATCTATAACTACAAATAATTTTGAATATTTAAGTGCTCCAGCTAGTAGAGCTTATTCAGTGTGGCAAGAAATAGACGTTTCAAATTACAACACGGTTAGTATATCTGCAACAGCGACTTCTGCTGCCGCTGGAACAATACACGGTAATGGTATTATAAAATTAGGTTTAAGTACTGTGCCAGGTAGTAACTTTACAAACCCTTATAATCCTTACAACGCTAGTCATCAAATTAATGTTACAGATCCTGATGTTGCTTTTATTGAGTGGAACGACGGTAACGCTACGGCGACTGATAAAGAATTAACAAACATAGATGTTTCTGCTCACGACACTTTATATGTAGTAGTTCAAATGAGAACAATATGGAGTGCTCTTGGTACTAGTGGAACCGATACTCAACAAACTAACACTATAGATGATATTTCAGTTGAGTTTGACGGTGCAGTTGATAG